AATGCTTCATATGCTTTAAGTTTCTTCTCTGAAAATTGAAAGTTTGAACCCCAAATTGTATAAAAGAAACTTGTTAAACAAGGATGTAGATTTTGATCGTATTTCGAAAAATCTGTAGATTTAGCTTTTCTGTTCAGTGCTCTTCTATATCTTCTCTGAAATGGGAGAATACTTCTCTGGGCCGTTTTATCGTTATTTAATCCAATAGGAAATATTACTTCACTTGAAGATGCTGCTTTGAATTTAAGGATTTCTAACATTGGATTGAAAAACATGTTTTCTAACGCGACAATTGAATAGGGTACACACCATACTGGTCTTATTTTTACTTCAAATTCATCCGAGAATCGATCTACAGGTGAAATTTGAAATCTGTGCATAATATAGACAGGAAGTTTATTTAGTTCAGAGAAAGATGCATCAATAAAATGCTGTGTTGGTTTCAAGAACTGATTCTGCAATCTATAGAATGTAGGGCGTGACATAAATTGTTGCAACCAATGTATTGTAGACTTTATAATAGTCTCGTCTGTTTTCCGACCGAATTCAGGAAAGCCAGAGTTGGTATTCTTAGATATTGATCTAACTGATTGTCTTAGTGATAATGTTTTTATATTTTTGCTCTCTTGCTTAATTGACCAAGGTATCCCCAGATTATCGAAGGAAGATATGACGGATCCACATAGAAAATAGAGCATATTTTCTGATATTGGTCTTGGAGCTGTAGTGTAATTCTCAAACGCTTTTTCGTCTGCAATTTCAACGTCATCTCGAGTAATGCGCTTTCTAAAATAAGGTAAATTATTTTTGCCATCTGTAGACAAATGGGAATGCATACAGTCATAAGAAACAGGTAGACTATAACCTTGCGTAGACTTAAATTCTTTGCGAATTCTGGTTTTACTTCTCGCGCTAAGAAGTTCTTTAGAATCTGATCTTCTTCCAGGTCTAAATCCTCGTGCAGACTGGTCTCTTTCAGCATCAATCTTAATCTCTTGATTTCGTAATCTGAAAGATCCTCTAGTTTTGCGTCTCTCTTTTGATTCGTAGAATTGAATAAACTCATAAGAATTCTTTTTATTATCTTCAAAATTTGAAATATGATTTTCATGATCTTGTACAGAAAACCCACTAACATATTCAGTAGTAGGATGGAACGGAGTACTTTCAGCATTGCTAGA